GTTAATAAGTTTAAACCCATTAACTTTCTCATTTTATTTGTTTCATCTAATCTTGTTTTCATAATAAAATGTTTTTTTATAATTCTTCTTTTTCTTCTTCGTTATCAGACTCAAAAGAAGCTCTTATTTCTTTATCTTCAAAATTGTCAACATCACTCTGAGTTAATGTGTATTCATCTTCAGGTTCACTCGCATCATACCCTTCTTTATCTTTCCAATAATCAGTTAGTTTAACACTATATGGAAATGAATCCATAGATCTCATTTCTAATCTTTCTACAGGTGTAGGATTTCTTTTTTCAATTTCTTTTTCTAAGTCATCAATTTTGTTAATAACTCCATCCATATCTGTAACTTGTGATTCTAAGTCACTTAATTTAGATAGTAAGTCATCCATTTTACTACCCATATCATCTACAGACGCTTTAGTTTCTTCAGTTTTATCTACGATATCAGTAACGTCTACCTCTACAGTTTCATCATCACCACCCATTTCCATATCTTCATCTGCAAATTCATCTTCTACTTCTGTATCAGAACCAAAAGGATCTGTCTCTCCACCTTCTTCTGGTGTTTCTTCAGTAGTTTCTTCTTCCTCCGAAAATTCGTCTTCAGTCGATTCAATTTCACCTTCAGGTGCTTCATCTTCGTCACCAACATCAAAAAAAGGATCTTCTTCATCCGCTGCGGGATCTTGCTCTGTTAACATATCATCTAAAAGTAAGTCGTCCACTCTATCTTCTTCTTCTGGAACATAAAAGGTATACTCCAACAATTGTTGGTATCTTTTTAAATCTTCGGAAAGTAATTTTTTCTTATTCATTTTACATTAATAATTGTCTACCGTCATTAGTCTTATATACTTTTTCAACTCTTTCTACAATCTCTTTACCATCATTAATTAAACACTCTTCACCGACACACTCTTCAACTTCTTTTTGGTTAGTTAAAAAGTCGTTTAATTTATTTTTTAAGGTTTCTTTTTCTTTGTTGTCTTTATTTGTTTCCATAGTACTTTTATTAATAAATATTAAGAAATTAAGAAAAATCTCTATTTATAGTGAATATTTTCAATTCATTGTTTTTAGTAATCATCATTTTATTTTGGTAGTTGTCCCAATCTATTTTAACATCATGATAATTTAAATTACCTATTTCTGATTCTGTATTACTCTCAATTAATTTATTAAGTGCATTTATAGTATAAAAACATTCACCTTTTTTATGTACTATTATTGTTGGTGGGTAAAAAGAACGAGTGTCTACTCTTTCACTTTGGTGGAGTCTAACCATAAAGGTTAATATTTTTTTATCGTTGTCGGTAAAGGAATATTGAAAAATATTATCTTCGTTGATTGAAAATCTTTTATTGAGATAGTTTTTAAAACTATTAATTTTGTCTAAGTATACAAATGAAGCTAAGGTTATAATTTTATCTTTTGTGTCCATATTCATAAATGTAAGGTACGTATTTATCCTTATTTTTTAATTTTAAAATAAGGTCCTCACATTTATTAAATATCTCTAAATCTACCAAAGTATTATTTTCTAAAGTCTTTATTTTATTTACTATTTTTTCATATTTTCCTTCGAATAATTTTACCACATTTAAATCTAACCCAAAAATAATATTTTCTCCATATATATAAACCATTTTATTTTCTGATATATATGTTATTGGGTTTTTTAAGGTTAGTATTTTTTTTATTATTTTTAAATTAACTCTTTTTTTACCTAATAAAACATCTAAATAAACATAAGGAATATTTTGACCAAAGAAATTGTAACAATAGGTGAAAAAAGAATCGGTATCTGTTTCATATTCCGATTTTCTTTCTTTAGGTGAAAATGTCCAATATGTGTTAAAATTTAATTGTTTATGTAAAATAGAAACTTTATCACCATATAATTTTTTAACCTTTTTCCACCCTATAATTAATGTGGGGAGGTCATTATCAATTGCATCTATATTATTATAAATTCCAAAATTTTCAACATCTAATTTAGATTCTGTTACTATATTTCCAACATACATATTACAAATATAATAATTTTTTTTTAAAAAAGAAAATTTATGTTTAGATTACGAGGCGTTAATTCCTCCTCTAGCATTATTATAATCTATTAGTGGTTGTTTATCTTTACCAGTAAATAAAGTTAATACCTTTTCAAAGGTACTAAACGATACTTCATCCTCTGGTCCAAATCCCTGATAAACTATGTCTAAACAAGATTTAAATGTTAATGCAGATCCATCATTTTTATTTGATGATAGTTCGTATGCAGTTCTTTTATCTTTTTGTAAAAATATCCAAACACTTAACGATGTGTTAATAGTTGCAACTTCAGTTTCTATACTAACACTAGGTGTTTTAATGTTTGATTCCCCCGCAACTTCACTTTGGAAATATGAATTATAAAAATCATAATAGTTTTTCCTACCAATCAAATATAAATAACCTCTAGGTTTAAATCTATATGCGTCACCAGGTAAAATATTATAATACGTGGTAGTTTCTATTAAATCCTCTTCTTGTTTTTTTAATTTTGATAGTTTTTCCTCTAACAATTTTTTATTTTTTGCATAATTAGAATCAGTATTGTCTAAAGCGCTTATTTGATTATTTATACTATTTTTTTCATTTTCAATACTATTATTTTGAGATTGTTCATCTAATTTTTTATTGGATTTAATTGTATAAGCGGTATTGGGTTCATCTTTTGTCGATGCAGATAATGGTAATGATGCTAAATAAGACTCACCATATTTAACAACTATTGGGTCATCTATACCTGTTATATTAGAAGTATAATATAAAATATTATTATCTGCATCACGTATTTCAGCACCCCTTTCAACTTCTTTTTCTTTTATATTTAAGTTACTCGAATTTGACAACATCGCAGTAAGTGCCATAGTTACTTGAGAATTGGTTAACATATTGTTACCTTTAAATATATTTTCTAAATTTTTAGATAATTCAGAGTATTGTTCATCACTATCTCTTTTAATACCTAAAGTTTTAAAGTTAGCAACGTTAAAATTATTAAAGTCAAAATCGTCACCACCTTCTATATCATTTCTGACACCTATACTATATAAAGGATTATCTGAACTTAAATTAGTGAACTCTATTTTAGGTATGTCACTAGATTCATTTAGATCTATTTCTAAATCTGCGGTTATTTCTTCTGTAGGTGGAGATATGAATTTTGATTGTCTAACACCCTGAAAATTAGTTGTCATATGATTTGGTGAAATATTATGATTGACACTAGTAATTAGATATGCACCATTAAAGAATGGGACATTTTGTAAATCAAAATACATTAGTGGTTGAATATTCATACACCCTAAAGCGTCAACTTTACATGTGTATGATCTAGTTTTAAACAATCTTAATAAATCTGTACCAACATACGTTTTTTGGGTTCCTCCTCTTTTATCTACCAAATCTGATAGTGCCCTAAAATACTCACCCGTTTCTTTATGTTCTTGTTGGTTTAAAGAAACATTTTTAAAAATTGTTTGATTTTGTGCACCAAAAGCAACTCTAAATGCTACTAAAGATGAATCATCAGGACCCACCATATCTGAAGGTAATTCTGTCCCACTTTTAAAACTAAAACCGTCATCTTTAAAATAATAATTGCTCCTCTCACCTATATCTAAAACTTCAGATGCTCCCCCTACATAGATACAACAAAAGATTGGTCCAGTAGATTCATTAGCTTGTAGAGTTGTTTGTGGTTGGAAAATTTTAGCTACTTCTGTTCTATCTTTAAAATTAATGTAGTTTGGTAATATCTGAAATAAGAAATTACTATCCCTTAAAAGTTTAGACATAAATAAATAAACACTAGTATTTAAATTACTACCTAATGTTAAAAAACTTTTAAGGTTAAATGTTGCTTTTTCACCTATATTACGCCAACCCCTATCAATAAATCTAAAATAATCTATTAAATCTTTTGTGTCTGATCCACCACATATATTAAACGATTTTTTTTCTGCACCAACCCATTTACTATTAATATTTTTGAAATAGTTATATATTTCTAATTTTATTTTATTAGTACTTTTATTTTTACTTTTCTTTTCTTCTTCAGTATTAGTTTCAGATCCATTAGTATTATTTTTTTCTATTTCATCAAACTTTAAACTAAAAGATTCTATGTACTGGTTTATGTTACTAACATTTATTTCTAATTCTGATTCTACCCTATTAGGGTTAAATATTTCAGGATTTAAAATTATTAGGTTAGTCGTCTCTTTTAATTCTTTTAATATAAAAGTTTCTCCATCCTTTTTTTGTTTTTCTGTAATACTAGAACTAAAAGAATCGTCAGGATCAGAAACATAATAAGTCATATTCAATTCAAATTTACCACTTAAATTATCGTTAAACCTATCATTACCATCTACCCAATTTTTAAATCCGTTTATAAATTCTTTTTTAACTGATGGGGGTAATGAAGTTAATGAATCTTCTATATCTATATTCACATCTTTAGAAGATGATGCCCCTCTTAAATAACCTGAATTTAAATATTTTTTATAAGAAGTTTCGAATTTTTGGTGACTACAACTATTATCTGGCGTTCCGTCAGATTTTAATAATTTAACATTAAAATCAACACTATCGTTACTATTTAAACCTTGTTCATATCTCCATAAAATACCACCTAAATAAAATATATACAACTTTGGTAGTTTTACTACCCTAGCACCTTTATATGAATTATTGGGAAATATAGAATTTAAAAACCCCTCTTCGAAAGTTCTAAATGGGAACGTAGATAACAATAATAGCGCCCTACTATAATTACTACTTTGTTTAGTATAAAATTCACTTTGTGTTAATATTTCTTCATAGTCACAACTACTTGAGTTGTCTAATGTGAAATTAGTTTTATTTAAATATTTACTATCAAAGGTTGTCGCAGAAGGATTAAAGTCTAATAGTTTTGAGTTTCTTAAGTCGGTATTAAAATCGTTATTATTACTTATAAATAGATTTTTAGAAACAGTTTTTGCCCAAACATTAAATATATTATTAGTGGTGAAATTATTTGCTGATGAATAACTATTTTTATAATATAATTCATCACCTGTTTCTTTTTTATTTATAGTACCACCATTATCAGGATCAGTTAGTTTTACGTAAGAATCTTCTTTTTGAATTTCTGAAAATAATTTTTTACTATTATTAATAATATCATTATCATCAAATATCACATAATTAGCCTTACTATTATATTTACCACTTAAATTAAAATTGTTATACTCTGGTAAAGTATCATCTGTTTCTTTAATATAAAAATTTGACCCTACCTGATTAATGTTTTCTTTAAAAAATAGACTATCTTTATAGTCAATTTCACCATTTACCAATTCTTTTAAAATGATTGATAAAATCGACCTAACATTTTTGTTAAAAATTGTTTTATTTGCTGCAATAGACTCAAAATTCGCATACTTAGGTACATTACCTAATCCCGTATTTAAATCAAACCTACTATAATTTTGGAGTATGGATACTCTATAAAAAATCTGTTTTATTAATTCATTATATATTTCATCTTTATCATTTAAAATATTTATTTTTATCCAAGGGTTAATTTTATAATCTATCGGATTTATTGGGAACCAATTATCTGTATCTAACCCATTCTTTAATACACTAGCCTTAGTTACTTGTTCTAGTTCTTTACTTTTAGATACTAAATTATCAAAAACTTCTTCAGTAAAATTCCATTCAGGGAAATCTATAGAATTTACCCCACCGATTTCACCAATATAGATTTCTTCTAGACTACCATCACCATTTTTTTGATATACTGTTGGCCAAGCCACTCTATTGATACCTGTAGGTACATCTGTTTCATACCCTTTTAAAACTTTATTTCTATTACTAGATTTATCTTCTTGTTCAGATTCTTTACTAATATCATATATTGTCTCAATCATTGCTTGAGTATTATTAGATAAAATTTCAAAACATTTATCTATTGTAGGTTTAAACCCAAATAAATCGTTAAAATTTTTCAATATTTTTTCATTGATTTCTAATTGTACTGCCTCTTGTTGATCTTTTATAATTGTTTTTAATTCACTAATCCTATACTCCACTAATTCTCTTTGTTTACGGAAATCTACTACAATAACATTAGTTTCAGGCCTTAAAGTTTGGTAAAACTTTTGGGTGTCCGCACTAAATAGAGATAACTCGTAATTTGCGTTTTTATCGCTACCATCATAGTCATTTTTTAAATATATAGAACTATTTTTGTTTTGAAACTCAGATATAATATCTTCTAATTGTTTTTTTGCAATTTTACCATTTTTATCTTTAGTAGATACCACATAATTCTCCCAGTTTTTATCGTCTGTACTTAAAAAAAATGATTTAATTAATTCGTCATCTTTATTAGTTTTTTTATTTTCATTGGAGGGTACCCCAGATATTTTTGACTTTACCTTATCTGATAATTTCGATAAAGTATTTTCAGGTTTATATTCTTTTCTATCGTCATCACTTAAGTATTCTAAATATTTAATAATTATATCTGTTAATGTATTAGTGTACGTTTTAAAAGATCCCCTGTTGATTGAATTTATAACTATAAAGTCTCTTATGGAAAGGTAGTTGTCTTTATTTTTTAAAATACTATCTTTAATAGGTGAAGTAAAAATTTTAGTGTTATTATTTTCTCTTTTAATATAATCCACCGAATCTGTGACAGACTCGTTACCACTACCATTACTATTACTTATAGGTTGTTTACCAATATCTTTTCCGATAAAAGATTGTATACTTTCTAATAATTTTAACTTACCATTTAAATCTTTAAGGTATTCAAAACTATTTAAATCAGATTTAATGATTTCTGTTTCTATCTGTATTCTACTTATTTTTGTTAAAAATTCATCTATTTTTCTAATATTAAAATCTCCTTCGGTTCCAATATCTGAACCCCTATCATCATAAATCCTATTAAGATTATTAAACCCTTTTTGGGTATTTATAGTACCAATGATATTACCTAAAACCATATCATTTAAAAATGCCTGTTGGAATCCTAAGAAATTGGCAGTAATATCAAAGTTACCCGTTGATCCATCAAAATTTGATGTCCAATTTACCATATGTAAACAATAATCTACTTTTTGTCCGAAATACCCTTTTACGGATAGTCTAAATACTGGATAAGGCATTTTAAAAAATATACTATATGGTGACTTTCTATCATTGTCTTTTATTACGTCAAATAACCCGGAACCTCTTACATCTGTAAATGTAATATCTACAACGGGAACTAAACTAGCGTTATATTTAATACTAATATCTTTTATACCAAATCCCTCTAATGTACCCGCACTTCTACTGTTTTCGTCTTTAAACCCACCAATGTTAGTCCAATCAGTTGTCGCATAACTTTTTTGTAGTGGTGGGTCTAATTTTCCGTCTTTATATTTTATTTTAGTAGATATAAAATTTACCTCTCCTTCAATACCACTATCAAAAACAATTGGATCACCTTCTAATGTGTTACCACCATATGTAGTTCTACTTCTCGGATATGCTGAAAATTTCACGTAGATAAACATATCTTCAGGTGGGATGATATCCATACCTGGAGGGTTAGGGTCAACAACAAATACATTACCCGTTTTAGCCCCTCTTTTATTAGAACTTAAATCTTCTACGTTAGCCATATAAGGTTATTTTTTTATATTTAGTTTTTTATATTTTTCCACCTCGTCAATATATTGTTGTATACTATCTCTAAAAGGAAAGGGTATTCGAATAATTTCTCTATTAGGTATATTTTCTTCAACTCCACCATACTGAGGGTTTGCTAAAAGAATTAACCAACCATGATAAGGGTTCCCATAATATAATTGACTAAATTTATCTAACCTACTTCTTTCTGAATTATAAACAATTGTTTTGTCACTATCTTTAGGGGGTATTTTTATAAAAGGTAACGGCAAATATTTACCGTCAAATTTAAAACTCTGATATCTATCGAAATATTCTTTTCCCATAATACTATACTATACCATTTTCTGTAACAGTAAAGGTTTTTTTAACTTTAGTTTTATTTTTAAATTTACTAAAATAAGCTTCTACATTAATTTTAGTTTCTTTATCTTTCTTTAAATTTATAAGATTCTGTTCGGCATTTTTTAAATTATTTTGAGCAGTATATACTAAATTTTGGTTTTCTAAACTAGGGTTGCTTTGTAAAATATTTTGTGCGGTTGTTAATTCTGTTTGTGCCGTATTGATTGCATCAACCCTATCTTTTAATTCTACCACTGTTACTAGATTGAGTATATCTTTATTATCAGAAGAGTATAGTCCAACTTCTGCTTTAGTACTAGTTTCAATGTCTTCTACGGAAGATTTGGTTTTAACCTTTAAAATTAATCGATTATCCTCATTTGGTTTTGTTCCTCCACTATAAGTGGTAGGGGATGTTTTCGATTGTGCAACTATTGTTTCCCCTGGATTTGATATTATTATTTCACCTTCACCATCTGTGTTTTCTTGATTACCTGAATTTGCATTCTCACTATTTTGATCTAGCTCAACATCATCTTTTAAAGACTCATCTTCCGATTCGCCCGCTAATTTTCGTTTTATTTCTCCTAATTTTAAACCATCGACTATTTCACCATCTTTTGTCGTATCTGACCTAACATCATACATTTCTGTATTCGCATAATAATTAAACGATACCGCATTTTGTAACCTATTTAATGGTCCACTTAATGAATGACCACCAATTAAATCAATACTTAGTTGTATTGAAGCTATCATTGGTTGGACTCCTATCCCTTCTGGGTTTAAGTCAAATTGTGGTCCATCGTATGAAATAGACAAACTATTAATAACTATTTTAGTATAAAAGAAATCTCCTATTCTAAGTATACAAACGGGTGGTCTACCAAAAGATAAATTTTGTGGTTGTACTCCAACCTCAACTCCATTTTTATTTGTTTTCTTATCGTATATACTAGGACCTTGTCTCATACATTGATTTAAAAATGTTAACCTACTATTAAACCCTTCAGGTGTAATACTATGATATGCGGGTTGAAAATATTTTATTTTTTCTGATATAGTTTTAAAATAATTAGGATAATTACCATCTATATATTCGAAATAGGCACTTTCATCTATAATTAAATTATCGACTAATTTAATTTGATCAGGATCTAAGGTTCCTGTCTTAGATTTACTTACTTCTTTTTTAACTTTTGTCTCTTCCGAATTTTCTACATCAGATTCCATTTCTACACTAACTCTATAGTCGGCATCCGTATCAGAATCAAAAGCATCATTACCTATAACATTATAAGTTATATTTTTTAATATCTTAGTATCTATTCCAGAAGAGTTTAACGCACTTTCTACTGCGGTTTTCACCTCTTCCGCATATTTTTTACTTATATTCTTCCCTTCACCTGATACTTCTCCAAAACTATCTCTATTTGCCGTTCTTCCAACATAACCATTAAAAATTATTTTTGACTTTGGATTAGTATTACCGTTTTGTTTTTCAATAAATTCTGTCACCTTTGTAATTATACTATCTAAAGAAGGTTGATCATATGTCATTGTCTTTCTACAGTTTTCAGGTTCAACATTACAATCAACTGTAGTTATTAACTTTACAACACCCTCATCTTTTATTTTATCTAAAACTGTAGTAGTTTGTTTTTTTTCTTTTTCTAATAATTTTTCTATTTCACCATAGTCTGTTTGTGGAACCACACATTCTAAAGCATTTAAAAAATCTTCAGGTGTTACACAACCCGCAAAGAATCTTTCGTTTAAATTATTATTTTGCCCTCTATAACAATTTATAACTCTAGGATGATCTACTAAAACTTTAAAAGATAGTGAACCACTTCTTTTACTATTATTATATGTATAAACTGGCTCACTCCTACCAATAAATTCTGTAGATGTCCAATTTGCCGCAGTATTTTCATCAAACTTTAAATCATATGGTGGAAACCACATTAACCTACCTTTATTACCCGATAATGGATCGCCACCACCGATTTCAAATGCGGGTAAATCCGCAAGATTATCTGCCCACGCTAAATTTTCTATAGAAAACATAAATTTTTTCCTATCACTTTCTGATTCGTTAAGTACTGGGTGATATTTAGGTATTCCATTATCTTGTAAAACACTTAATGATGATTTTTCTTGTGTAGCAGAGAACCCTTCTGTTCCTGAGTCTGAAGTAAACAATCCCGTATTTCTTATTGCATTAAAGTAACTATATCTATCATTTACTGTCCATACTCTACAGTATTTACCGTTGGTCTCTGCGTCAAATAATAAAATCTCACTAATTGCATTACCCCTACTGATAAGTTTTTTTTGTTTTTTATCTTTAAAATATTTTTTTGTTTGATTTATATAAACACTATCTTGACTATTATTTACTAATTGTTGTGTTTTATATAATAACGTTTTTGGGTTGAAATTCTGTTCACCACCAGTAGCCCAAAAGAATTTATTAGGTTCCCCAAAAGGTTCTCCAATTCCCTCTATTGAAGTTTTAGTATTACTCCCTGTTGAATTTTCACCATTAAGGTCGTCACTATCAAAAGTTTTAGTAATTAAACTACCCCTATTAGTATTTTTATCTGTACCGATATAATATCTTCCGTTTGTACCTTCATCCTCAGTACCCACAAATCTACTATCGTTGTATAATGGTCGGTATTTATTAGTTTTTAATAGGTTAAATGTAAATTGTATTTGGGTTTCACTAGTTCTACCTAATAAAGTTTTCATTCTAACTTCAGTAGACATTGTGGGTACCACCCCTTCCGCCACATCAACATCACCACCATTTATTTTATTACTACTATTATACTCATTCCAACCCACCGCATCATTTGGTAATGTATTAAAGATTTGTGCGAAACCACCCAATGTATCAACATAATTGTCTACCATATTCCCTAAAGGTTCAGTAATGTACCCAGTACTATCTGTATTTGTGTTCATTTCGTCCTCAATCTGCGCAATCTTGTCAATAATTGTTTTTTCTAACTGTTGTCCACCTACTAATCCTAAAGAACTTTCTGTTTTAAAATTTAATGATTTATATCTATTTATAACATTAAAAGGAAAAGGAACACCTTTTTTTTCTCCTTTATTGATTAAATCAAACCTATTAGGTGCATATGATGTGGGATAAGGGGCTCTTTCTCTATCTCCAAACCCTTCTGGTGAAGGTATAGGTAGGTTCGGGGGAATTGTTAGGTTGTAAGTGATATAATCATCATCTTGTGGGATATAAGGGTTTAAATTGACGTTTTGGGTTTCCCGAAAAAACCCACCTAAAGGAAATAATCTTTCTTCTTCGTTATAATGTATAGGTATATTCTCATCCGCAGTACCAAATATGGGTACATTAATAACTTTACCTATATCTTCTAATTTAGATACTAATCCTGATTGTGTTAATGTATCACTAACAGGTGGTGGTAAGTTCCTTCCTAGTATACTATCTCTAAACTGTTGTGTTGATAATACCCCTAACTTATAAAATATTCCCTGATGGTCTAATATTCCTGCCATATATAATAATTTCTTACTATATAAATATTACATCAATAAAATTCAGGAGAATTAAATAATAATTATTATAATTGTTATTATTATTTAATATTTAAAACTTGTAAATAACTTGTTTAAATCTGGTCCTAGTAATAATAGGGAAAATATATTGAAAAGTCAATAGTAGAGTGAAAAAAAATAAAACTTTTTTTATGTTTGACCCATATAATCAGTAGATTGTTTACTAGAAGGTACCCCTCCTTCTCTAAATGTTCCGTTTAGTTGGTTAATAATCATTTTCTCAATTTGTGGTTTAATAGAAGACATATCCATATTGGTTGAGGAATTACCAAATTCCATTTTAGATTTTGTTGTACCACCCGCCATATTGTTAGGTAGTCCTTTGTCCATTAATTTATCTAAAGGTCCACCTCTTTTTGCTCCGATAATATCATCTTTGTCAGTAAAACTAGTTACTTGTCCAGAAGACCTTAAAATAAAGTCATTCTCTATCTTCTCATCGGCACCTAATTGTTGTTTATTTTCTGCACCTGATTGTTGTTTTAATTGATTAGCAATTTCTTCTAAATCTCCAATAAACTCTTTCCAACCCTCTTTTGCCCAATCTGACAAACTTTTACCTAATATTTCCGCAAAGTCTTCCTCAAAAAATTTAGTTAATCCTTCTTCGGAGGCAATACCCATTGCCTCCGCTTGTTTCCTAGTTAATTCAACGACATCACCTAAAGGAGATTCTCTAAATATTTTTAATGCATTTTCTAGTTGTTTCTCAACCCCACCAAAAAAACCCTTCATACTAGGAGCTAAAACATCTTCCGTAATTTCATATCTATTAACTTCTGCGACAAATCCTGTTTTTAGGGACTCCAATATATTTTTCAATATCTCATTAGTAGTCATTGAATTGTAAGCCATATCCATTATGGCATCATCAGCGTCTTTTGGTGACGCAAGTATTTCTGCGGCTTTATCCATTCCTATATCACCAATATCCAATTCTTCGCCTTTAAAATCGACAACAAATTTACCATCTTTCATTCTAGCCATACTAGCTAGACCTTCTCTCATATCTTCATCTTGAATGTTCCCAGAAACATTCATTTTAATATCTTTGATTTTGGCTGCATTACGTGCCATATCAATCATACTATCTGTATTGATACCTAATTGTTCACCAGCAGCTTTAAGTTGCATTCTAACTTCTGCAGGGAATTCGTATTCACCTGTTTCCTCATTAAATTGCATCATATTCTCCACCATATCACCCACTCTTTCTGCTAGTTCTTCTGGTTTGTTCCTAGCTAAGTACATAGTTTCAAAAGGATCACCAAATGCTTGTGCAATATCACCACCTAACATTTGTAAGTTGGCAGCAGCTTCAATTGCTGCCTCAGGTTCATAGAATTTTTCCGCCATACCTAACATATCAGAAACATCCATCCTCATTTTAACTGCTAATTGAGCCATTTTAGTCATACCTTTTACACCACCTTTAAATGACATAGAAGACATTCTATCGAAGTTATTGGCAAGTGTTTTCGCAACTTTACTAGCATTTAATCCTAATTTTTGACTACTAACAACCATTTCATTAATTTTTTGTGTCGCCTTACCAGTACCAACACCCATTAATTCCATTCTTTCATATAACTCTGCCGAACTTTCTAAACCAACACCAAGACCCTTATTTAATAATGCGATATTCTTTACCTCTTCAGGTGTTATAATCCTAGCCCTACCAGATTTATCAGTAAAATATTCCATCATCGTACCTACCTCAGATGCTTGAAAACCGAATTTTGTAACTTCTGCAGTTGCCCTATTAAATTGTTTAGTAAATTCCTTACTCCTACCAACAGACAAACCAATGTTGACTGCAGTTTGTTTAGATTTGACTGCCAAAGCTTCTGCGAATTTATATTGGGCCTTAGAATCCACCATAAAACTTGCAAACTCACTTCTAATATTCCCAACAGAAGTTACCGCATCTTTTAACAAGTTACCTGTATCACCGACCTTTTTAGATAATCCAGAAGCAGAAGTCTCCAATTTATCCATCTCACCATTTAAATCGGCAATATCTTTTTTCAGTTCCTTAATCTGATTTTCTAAGTTCTCTAATCTTTCCCCGTCAGTCATTATTTTTTACTTTTCTTTTTAATATCATTAAATTCTTTTACGATTACATCTAGTTTATCAGTTAATTGTTTTATTTTTTGACTCATTAAAACTGAATTTAAAATACCTTTAATATTTTCACCTGTACCTTCTATCATTTTTTATTTCAGTGTTAAAAAGTCAAACCTAATTTCTTCTTTTTTACTCTGTCTATTTGCAACACCAGTTTCTACGGAATCATCTTCATTGTAAAATAATCTTATTGATCCGTTCTGATCACTTCTAGTTTTTAGATTTCTATAATATAATTTTAGTGCAACTTTACTATCCCACCCTTTTTTTTGTAATATTAAATAATTGTCTTTATCCCATCCTATCACATCAAACTCAATTCTACCACTAAAAGTATCTTCACTTTTAATAGTTGCGGACCTAACAGAAAGTTTAACTGTGGTATAAAAATTTATAATAGTTTTAGAATATTCTAAACCACTAGTACCATGTAATTTATTTCGATATCTATTTATCCTCCTACTTAATTTATTAATTTGAGATTTAGTATAATCAATATCCCCCTCTATATCTGTAGTATCTAAACTTTCAATTAAAAGATTTAAATTATCTATCAATTTTATATATCCATTAATGTCCATAGGTTTTTATTTAATAATAAATATCATAAAAATAATATTTATTCTTTTGGCATCAACATATCTATATAAATTTTACGAGCGTAAGTGGGCATTATTAGAATGTCCGAATAACTAAATCCGTTTCTAACTAAAAATAATATTTCTTTAATAACGTATTGCTGGTGGTTAGAACTCAGGCCAAAATAAATTCTTATTGATTCTAAGAAAGCAAGTTACGGACTCTCCCCCCTGAGTCCGAGCGGTAGTTTTAAAGTCTACACCTGGTTCTATATCCGTCATATATTTATTTAACTTTCTTATATCCATAATAGGTAACGCCTTTAAGATATTAGATATTTTAATTTTATCTTTTTCACCATCTATTCCCATAATAGACCTTTCTAATCTTAGGGTGGTTTTAGTGGAAACATCATTTTTGTTTCTTTCCATAATATCCTTATCTATAATATCTATTTCTTCTTCGTCTTTCCCTGTTAACAATCTAAAATTAACGGTTCTATTAGACTGAGGTAAACTAAAATCAAACAAACCATTTTCATCAGGCTTTACTGTTAACGGTTTATTTTTTAATGTTGTTAAGTCAATCTCACCTTCTACTAATTTATTATTTTTAGGGTTAACAACAGGTTGTATATATTTCTCACCAAAAGCAGAAATCCTTAAGAATAAAACTATTGCCATTCTATCGCCTTCTAAAAGTAAATTATGGTCAAAACCTAAATCTTTAACTTTTCTTTCTATTAAAACATCTATCAACTTACCACTATTTAAAATATTTGGTGATGTCAATACATTTTCATCATAAGCAGTTAAAAATTCTACTTTAACTTTTGATTTTTTATTTGGGTATAATAACCCTTGTGAAGGTAACTCTAATATATCATAAGGAACTTTATACTCTTCAGGTACAAAATTCGGATCCATAAAACTTTGATTTTCCATATTATAAAACTATTATATTATTATTAAAAGTAAATATTATAACCTAAACAATATTTATAGGAATAATATTAACTTGAAATTGTATTTCGTCTGTACTAGCAAGTTTTTTATTACAACATTCAGTACTATACGACCCATCAGGACACAAACATCCTTCACCACTTTCTTCATTATTTCCTTCTTCACCCGTATTATTAATATTTTGATTAGGATCACTAATCACCTGTTGATTACTTTGATTTAAGTTTATACAAACGTCTCCTATTTTCTGTATTAGAGCATCAATACCCACATTATCAAATTGTTTAGTGTTACCCTCCTCATCTTTATAACTTAGTAATAGACTCTGTAAATCTTCAGGGGCTTTACCTACCCATTCTTTAACCCTATCCAAACCTTTTTTAGTTATAAAATCAATAACACGTTGTCCCAAACCTCCATCATTTTCTCCTACAACTTCGGATTTTTTACGTTTAATAAAGTCTCTAATTTTTTGTTGACCTGCTTTTAATTCATTCAATTTCTCTATTAAACCTTCTTTCGTTACTCCATTAACTTCTTCCCCATTACAAAAATTCTTTTTTTCTTCAGGAGTCCATTTTGACATGTCATTTATCTTTTCTACAGTTTCTTTAAAATTTCCTAAATTTTCTTGCCAAATGGATATTTCGTTTTCCATTTCCGTAACTTCTGCGACACACTCTTTATAACGGGAATCTTGTAATACTTTATCGGCACCAACCTGTTTCTCCCATTTTTTTCTACACTCCTCTCTTAGTCCATCAAAAAGACCATAACTTGTTAAAACATATTCAACTGTCTTAAAAGTACCATAAATAGGTAATGAGGTATAAATAAGTAAATCATTGTCTTTATCAAACCAAGTTTGCCAATGAGGTGCAGGATTTACTCTAACATCTCCCCCTCTATACGCATCCATACCCATACCAATCACATACCCATAAAATGCTTGCTCAGTAACTAATCTTATTGTATTTTCGGAAGATCTGATCGTAGTTTTCATTAAACCTTTGGGGCCTAAATCTAACCAACTTCCTTTGTCTCCAGATTTTAGATTCAATACTGACCATCTAGGTTTTTTATATAAACCTAAATTTTTCTTTGAATTTCTGCTAACCCAAATAAGTTTATGAACTAAAAAACTTGTTTGTGGGAAAAAATATCTAAAGTAATCAAACACACCTTTAGGTCTGCCAACTTCTCTATTACCCGAAGTCTTTTGTTTTTCCCACCACTGCTTCCACTTAGATTTATTTGGTCCAGCACCATTACTTCCACCACCATCACCACCTTTAGTACCTTTGGGATCTAAATCAGTTGAGGTACCTTTTTTATTTATTGAAACGACAAATTCTTTTTCTACATTGTCTAAAGGATCAATTTTTTTCATAGTAATAACTTCCCATTCATCTATATTACTTATAGGAACAAGTGAGTCACCTTCTTTTATGAACAAAACACCCCCATTTTCTTTCATATGTTTTTGTAATTGGGGAATTGTAACATTTTGTTTAACCATACCTTGTGCTTTCCCAACACCAACATCTATAGCTTCTAATATCTGACCATTTACTACATCAGGATTAGTATTAGGATTAACGGGATCAGTTGTGGTTGTTGTCCCTTTGTCTGGTTCTAACTTTCCTCCATCACCATCTACTTTACCACCATCACCATCTACTTTACCACCATCACCATCTACTTTACCACCATCACCCCTATTTAATCTATTATCAACATCTTCTTGTGATTTAACAGTAGTTTCAGGATCTGGTTTAACTATAAATTTTTATTTGCCAATGCCGCTGGAAACATTTCATCCAAAATATCATGAGTTTCTATAGGAATATTATTTCTCATCATCGCATAAAGATCTTTTCCTTTTTCTGGAGATGCGTCAAAAATATCGTTAATTTTTTTAACATAGACAGGATCATTTAGAGTATCCATTGTTTGTTTAAATCTTTTAAACCCTTGTTCCCCCAAAGAAGCTTTCCATATTGACTCAAACTCATCTATATATCTAACCATATCACCAATATTTCTCACCTGATAATTTAAAAATTTAGTAGATACTATATCGTCAACACTAGATAACGACTTTCTAATATTTTTATACACATTAGAACCAACATCAACTCCCTTCAACTGATTTAGTAATCGTTTTTTCCAACCCTGTTCACTCAGCAAAGGTTTAGAACTTTCAATTCCCTCATCAATTAAATTACCATGTATCCTATTATCCCCAAAAAGAGATTTAATTCTTGTTATCTGTTCGTTTAAATTTTTATAATTTCTCATATTTTATAATTATTTTATTATTGATTTACGATGTTTTTAATAAGTACAACACATTTGATAGTGTCAAAGAACTTGTTAATATATTTGATTCTAAAAAATAGGGTAAATAAAATTGGACATCTAATTCACCTGAAGGGATACCCCAAGATGCCCCATCAGACGCACTAATTGTAAGTATATCTGTACTTGTTGATCCAGATAGGATTTTAAAACTATCTTTATCGAAAGAACCCCCTTCTAAAACACCTTTATATTTTAAAGGACTAAAACCAATACCCCTACTATCGGCTTTATATTTACCATCATATAAAAGTTTTTTATTTTGATTATTAGAATTTAATAGTGTAGTTATAACAACTTGATTATCATCATAAAAAGTTATATGAAACTTTGGTTCATTATTTTCTACTTTACTTTAACACTTTTAGCTAATAAATAACAATCACCATCTTCTTCCTTACCAAAAGTCTTATTATTTGTATTAATACTATTTGAATCTAAAACAATATTCACATTTTTTAAATTCACTTTATTTTCACACAAATTATATTGTTCAAAACTACTGTAAACAATGTAACCATTATTTTCTAAGTCTTGTTCACATTTTTGTAACTGTGTTGAGTTAGTTCCTACACATTGTTCTTTAATTAACATTAAAGATTTCATCCTACTAATTTGTTCATTTAAATTCCTCATCGGTAATTTCCTTTAATCTGTCTGTATATTTTTTTAATTCTTCTTTAATAGAATTAACACTATCACTATCATTTATATTATAAATATGTAATAATTTATAAATATCACTAATTCTATCCTTAATAGAAGTGACTTCTTTATTTATTTTATCTAT